TGGGGGGGTGCAACTTCGCTATTGGCGATGAGAACGAGAACCCGAAATACCATTACTACGCACGTGGCTGATATGTCACGTGTCATCAATACCGTCTTACCCAGTACTGGGTATAGTTTGGTCGGTGACCTATACGCCTGGAACGGAAATAATCCGTATACAGCCGTAAAGAACGTAGTGTCCTACAACGGCAAAACCGGGGTGCTAGAGAGCATCACGGACGTCGCAGACGGACACGGTAAGTACAACGAAGTGAACCACACCAAAGAGGTGTGGGAATTCCCATTGAAGAGTATTTCATACTCGGGAGATGGGTATCGGTATTCATCCAAACATGGATGGTGCCGTACTTCGGGTACAGTTTCGGCGGGACCCACTCAGGCGCAGGGTTACATGTCAAGTGACCCTCTCTGGGATTCTGTTGGAAATGCCCTAATCCGGGCTACTAATTCCATGCAGTATCATATCCAGGATGCGCCTATTGATCTGCCCACATTCTTAGGAGAGTTACGCGATTTCGCGGACATCTTCCGACTGACTGTAGGGCATCTTATTCCCTCCAACCGCAAGGGCAACCGCGTGGACTGGCAGACATTCCGAAAGGAATTTCGCCGCTGGTCCAATGGCGGTGGCACTGTCGAGGAGGCAATAGGGGTCTACGCTACATTAGACCTGCTCAAGGAGTTTGCAATTAAGCCATTTATGGCTGACCTTCGCAAGCTCCTGGATTTGAACAGGCATGTAGTGGCTCAGCTCGAGCGATTGAGGCGTTCGACGCCTCTGACAGTTAGGGGTAGCGTCACAGATAAGGGTTCTGAAACCCATGTGAGCACGCCAATCAACAAGTATACTCGTTATACTTTAAAAGCCAGGTTAGTCACCGCATATGCGTTGATCCGTTTCAAGATCGACAACATGCCTTCGTATCCAGCTATTATGATGGATGCGTTGGGCTTTGATGAGATGCATCGGAGTGTCTGGCAGCTTACAAGGCTGTCATTCATTATCGATTATTTCATCAACGTTGGTGACTGGCTCAACCAATTCCACGGTCAGTTTATCACACTGCCGTATGAAGTAATTGAGCAGGGCTGGTCGAGTAAATTCGAATCAGTCTGCCAGGTCCAGACGGAGTTTGACTCCGATGGATACCTAACTGAGTTCTGGAATGAAAATGTGAGTTACCGGGTCGTTAATGGCCAGGTGCACTACACGTCATACCAGCGGGTGAAGGAGCCGCTCCCAGAAGGGGCGTTCTCTTTCATGCCACAAGTCAGGTTGCCCTCGCTTCGTCAGCGAGTCAACTTAGTCGAACTAATGTACTTGTTCGGCGATCGTTTCACTGATTAAACAGTGAACAATCGCAGACGTGCTCAGAGCCTGATAAGCTCTGGCGCGGCTGTAAATAATAACACCAACCAACAAGTCCTAACACGCGATTTCTAAGCTGTCCAAGTGGAGAGCTGTCGCGTATGTGTTAGGCAAAGCTAGTTATGTCACTACCAACAACCATTACCCTTAATGTGGGTTCACCGGCTGCCGACGTTGTCTTTTCTGAAGTCAACGATCCGCAGTTTGGAGCCACATCGTTTGTGGCCCCGTCGCCTCAAGGCGACCTTGCTGGCCGTCCGTCGATTAAAATCGCGCACACGAACAGCAAGAACGGTGTTGAACGAACGCTCCTTCAAATTAAGGAGCCGCAGTTTAACGCTACTTCGGAAACCTATGACGACCACATCCAAGTGAACGTCACGGCGACCCGAAAGACCACCGCAGCGGTGGCCAGCGTTGACCGCGTTCTCGAGATGGCTGAAAAGGCTCTCACGCAACTGCGTGACGAGCTTGCCAATGCGGAACTTTAACCTCTTAGTCCCCCGGCACTTACAATCATGGCCTCACAAGCCATTAAAGTAGTTCCGGAGGATGACGTGGTCTTTGATCCGCTCCTCCTCGAGCACCAGGTGTCTCTGACCCATAATTCGGTCATTGACTTAGCCAATGCAATGCGTGACGTGACACTCGCACCTAGCACGGATCCTATTTATAAGGATCCAATGATGCTGATGGTGGTGTTCGTCGCGCTGTATTTGCGCGGCCTGGTGGTTCGTCTTATAGATCGGTTTGTGCCTTTACCGGCACCCCGACCTATCCCCAAAGACGAGTAAACCAACCAATACTAGGACCGTCGTCCCCCGCATGCAAGAGGCTGTAAACGTGTCTTCCAGACACGCTAAGCAGCGTTATTTCGCAGGGGACCTCGGTCCCAAGTTGGTTGGCAATCTATCTCACCGGGTGGTGAGGTAGTCTCGTCTTCCTCCTATCTAAAGGAGGTTAAAGCGACAGTTGTTGGTATAGCATAACGTAACACAAGACTACCAATATGATTGATAGAAATTATGAAAGGTTAGTAGCCATGTGGCTACAGCTTGCAACAAAGTCGCAACTGTCTGAGTATGTCACGCAAAGTGACATTGACGTCTTTGAACGTCGTGCTCAGGCTGAAGGCATGTCCTTCCTGACTACCACCCTACCTCGACTGAGTAAGGGGCTGCTTCAGGCGTTTAGCCTGGGCGCCCTTACCGGTGTCGAGTTTTCAGGGTGGCAATTACAGAAGGATTGTGCCTATCCGCGGTTCTTGTCTCGCGCATATGCAACGCTGTTCGCACCTAACGGCACCTATATCGGTGTCGGGGGGCGACCTATCTCCGACTACTTCCTTGCTAAGGAAAAGGGTTGGGGATTGCAGCCATTGCATTGTGCGGCCAAATACGAAGCGGGTGCAGTAGCCTGTATTAGACAACTTAGCGAAGTCTTCTACAAGCTTGAGCTAGAGCCAACTGAGGAGCAGGTTCAACAAACGATCGACGCTTTTAAAGGCGTCGAACGTGACATTGAGCTCTTCTCCACGACTCTGGTGCGAACTGGGACGCCCATTGACACCTCGTCAATGGCCGATAGGCTCCTGTCCCTTCAAAAGGACATTGAAGGAGCCAGCAGTGCGTATTCTATACGTACTATCACAGATCGCGCCGAAGGCGTGCTCGATGCGGAGGTCCGGGATTATACCCAGATCATGCATCGGGCTAGGCGACTCGTGCATAGGTTGTTGGAGGGGACGGATCCCCTCCAGATACGGCCGTCGCATGGGTCGGGCGCTTCAGCGTGTAAGGTTAAACCCCATAAACGCTATGAAACCTTCCGGTTTATCCCTCGTTTGCACGAGGTGTATCCCTGGGAATCATATTATTGCTACAACCCAACGGCGGTGGTCGACCACTTGGAAGACCATTTAGCTGAACGGCCAGGCGATTATGAAGAGCCTAGCGCTCGGGTGGTATTCGTACCAAAGGACTCCAGAGGACCGCGCCTTATCAGCGCGGAACCGAGGGAGTTCATGTTCGTTCAGCAGGGCCTTAATCGGCTCCTGGAGGAACAAGTGGAACGGTACCCAGCGATCGCGCGGATGGTCTCATGGAAGGACCAGACGCGTAACCGAGTGATGGCGCAGATGGCATCTTACGATCCATCTTTATACGCCACCTTGGACCTAAAGGAAGCATCCGACAGGTTGACGTGGAATGTGGTGAAATACCTCTTCCCGCCCGCCTGGGTGCACTGTTTGGGGGCATGCCGCTCCCTGCAGACACAGCTTCCTGGAGGTGAACTTGTTCACCTTCGCAAATTCGCTCCGATGGGATCAGCTTGCTGTTTCCCTGTCGAGAGCATTTGCTTTTGGGCCATCGCTGCCTCTGCGGCAAATGCTGAATCAGAAAACTGGTTCAGAACTAGCCGAAAGAAGCGGGGTTCCAATCATTGGAACCCCGACCCTAAACGTATATCCGTATACGGAGATGATATCATCGTACCCTTGGAAACGGTTTCAAGGGTGGAACGGGGACTTCAACTTGCTGGCTTAATTGTCAACAGAACGAAGTCGTTCTCCGGGAGAATCCCTTTTAGGGAATCGTGTGGCATGGACGCCTATGCAGGCTTCGATGTTACCCCGGTCAGGCTTAAACACCTGCCGACTGATGATAGACGCGGACAGCACCGTACTATGCTCTGGGCTAATAACCTAGTGGCACGATACGGCAGCGGTGTCGACGTCATGG